GTACACCTGAGCATTGCCGTACACCCGAGCATCGCCGGACACCTGAGCATTGTCGTACACCCAAGCATCGCCGGACAAGTTATCTTCTTTCTCGATATACCCTCCAAGATCACCTACCTCGGCATACTTGATTCTACGCGTGCATTTGATTTGGAACAACTTAACACCAAATGCGTTGATTATAAATTTGTTTGTCAACTCGAAATGCTTGTCCATAATATTTGAGTATTTTAATTTGTCCTTAAAAATCCTCCGGGGCCGTCGCGGATGCGGAGGGGGTGAGAGCTTTAGGGCTCTCTACTAACTAATCAAACCCAAACTTTTGGCTGTCCCTTTTCGGTCAGGCAGCGGACCGTTTATTCTATCCACAGGCTCTTTCTCAGGTACTCGTCCACAACGCGGGTGAGCCGCTCCGAGGAGCAGTCGTTGGCGATCCGCTCGCCCCCGCCGACATAGGTGACGAGCCGGGCGAAGCTCACCCCGTAGCCCCATACGTCCTCTTCGTCGCCCCCGTCAGCACGATTGTAACTTATGGCATAGAACTCGACGCTCGCGTCCAGTCCGTGGCCGATCACCTCGATGCCGCCTCGGCGTTCGTCTATGTCTTCAGGGCATTCGCCCTTTGCTCGGGGCTGCTTAGAGACGGTATCGTCGATATGCTCTCGGATTCGTTCGGCCACGAATCGCATTTGGGCCGGGGTGATGTGCAGAATCTGCTGCATTCGGTTCTCAGCCTCGCTTAGCATGTAACACGTATTCTTGTTGGGCATCTCCGTGCCTATACGGCTCGGGTATTCGGTATATGTATTTACTGCCTGCATTATTTCAGATTTAAAGGTTGGCAAACGATGTCCTCGGCCAAGATGAAATACTTCGGCCAGCGCTCTTTGATACGTGCGCAAGCCATGCCGATAGCTTCCTCGCGGGAAGTTGCGAGGAACGGATGAGAGCAATGAAGGTTCGCTACGCAAATGTCTATTCGCTTCGCGTAGATCGATACCTGATAGTAACGTTTGGTAGAATATGCCTGAACAGGCTTAGAGAAGGCGCTATTACGGGCGCTAACCGTAGCGATGGATGCACCTTGTGCACCTGCGCTAACTTTTTCGCTGTTTGCCATTTTCGGAAAAAAGTTAGTTGCGTATATAACAAAAGAGGCGAGGCCCCTCGGTTGTTTTGGCAAACAGCGCGAACTTGTAGGTACAAGATCGTCCGAAAGAGACCCCGCTTTATTATACGGTTTGTATGTAATGCGTGAACCTACGTTCTCGCTGTTTGCCATTACAAATATGGGCAAAGTTTCTGACTTCACCAAATTTGCACGCACATATTTTTCACAAACCGCTGTCATTTTTCTTAATCTTTGAAATCGAGGGCCGAGTAGGAGTCGAACCTACCTTCTCGGGCCGGCCCTTTGGAGCTTTCACTCCTATTTGCTTGCTTGGTCTATTAATGTTTGCTCGCTGGCGGAGCCTTTCGGATATTGCTCTGCCAGCTTAAGCAGAGCTATACGCTCCTTGTTTTTCTGGGCCTCACTTTGCGGACCGTCGTGTAATTGGATCTCGTCGTTCATGGCATTTTTGTCTTTATATTCTCGAATCGCGCTGTAACCGAACACGGCCAGAAAAAGCGCGGGAAACGTCAAAATCATAAGATCGTGGGACCTAACTTTTCAGCCTGTTTTAAAGCGAGAATTTCGAGTCGGCTGTAAATGATAGGGGAGGTAGACTTATTCCCTTTACGAACCGGATGCAGATTCCCCGCAGCAGTATGTCGATCAATCCAACCCTCCCCGGCAAATTCATAAGCCTGACGGCGCGTCATTTCGTCCGAAAGAGGCTTTTGCAATTTCACAGTCGCCGCAGCACCTAACTCTGCAACTTCCATAATGTGCTGTTTTAAAGTAAAGAGGTCCATAACTCAAAACTCCGTTATATACTCCGTTTCATTTCTCCGGCCTCGGCGCACCCGCCGGGCTATCGAATCGCAGTTCCCGATCTGGGAGCAGAACAGTATCAGCAGCATGATCGCTCCTGCCTTGCGCCTGATCGGCGACAGATCGAAGCTGATCCCAAAGCGGGTGCAAAACCACCACGCAGGGAGCTCGCCCGGCGTTATGCCGATCTTCTCACATGCACTCCGAATCTGATTCGTAACCGTATGTACCGATTTGCAAAGTCTGTCGGCGATGATCTTATAAGGACATCCCCACGCAACAAACTGAACGACCCGGTTCTCCTCGGCGGTGAGTTTCGCATCTACGTTCATGGCTGCTATTCATATCCCCAAGGGGAGGTAACGTCATATTTGGCAAATACTGCCTCGATTGCCGCCCGTTCGGCCGGAGTGTGGTCTACCTTACCATCACGGCGGTTATACCATTGATAGCGGCTCTTGATCCGCAATGCGGCCATGATCTCTTTTCGGATCATCACCTGAAATCTTGCTTGTGTGTCGCCAAGCCCCTTTCTGAAAGCGTTAATCATATCGTCTGCGTTTGAAAATTCCTTTACTTTTCCCGCAAATAGTGTATATTTGCTATTTACAGTAAGTTTAATTCGGCATACATTTGCTGGTGTCGATTAAACACATTGCAAATATAAGGCAATGCCTTTAAATAAGCAAATAATTCAAGGCGTTTTCTGTGTAAAATTTAAATTTATCGTAAATATGCCTGTAAAAGAGAGACTTACAGAATATCTTAAGAGCAAAAAAATCTCAAAATCTGCATTTGGAAGAGATATTGGAGTGTCAAGTGCCTATATTGCATCTATCAGAAAATCCATACAGCCAGACAAACTCCAAAGAATTGCCTTGAAATATCCCGACTTAAATACAGAGTGGCTTCTCACCGGAGAGGGCAAGATGTTGAAATCAGAAAGTTCACCCAAACCTCATAGCGGTGCGAATATCCCATTTTATGACATCGACGTGACTGCGTCCATAACCGAAGCATTCTGCGACACTCCGGAGATACCCCAATACTATATAAACTTCCCGCCGTTGAACGACTGCACGGCAGCATTCCCCGTGTACGGCGAAAGTATGGAACCCGATTTTTATGCCGGAGAGGTTGTATTGGTTAAAGAGGTAACCAATGTGGATTCGATGCTTTGGGGAGAGCCTTATTTGGTTATCACGAACGCGAATTGCGATAATCTTCGCACAATCAAGAATGTCTACTTATCCGACGACCGCCAAAAGTTCATTTTGCGAGCGACAAATCCCCGATATGCAGGAGATACGATAGTCCCCCGCAATGATGTACTGAAAATATTTTTAGTAAAAGGGAAGGTCAATCGGAGGCAGTTATAAAGTTATTTCTACAAACAACAAAAAAACTGACCTATGTCTGATACCAATGATCAATTAGAAACCAACGCTTTAAGTCTTGAAAAATTTGTCTGCCAGACAATTATCGAGATAACAGAAGGCATTAAAAATGCCTCAACAAAATTAAAAGAGAGCGACACGTTAATCAATCCCGCAACACATTCATCGGGTACAATTATTCTCGGAAGAGAAGGAGAGAACGTTTATAGGAATGTCCAAAAAATTGAATTTGATCTAACGGTTTCCATGACTTCTGAAAGAAGTAAAGGAGCAGGAATGAAAATCAGCGTCCTCAATTCAATAAGTGGAAATGGTAATGTCGGCAATAATGTCACCAATATAGCTACTAACAGGCTAAAATTTATCATTCCAATAAGTTTACCTGTTAACGAAGAAAACACCGAGATCATATCTGCCAAACCTTTTTTGTACCCAAGGGGAAAGAATCATTAAATTTATCTAATGACAGTAAAGCATCCAACGTCCGGTGAATTTTGACAGAAAAATATTGCATTTCGATTAGAATATTGATACTTTAGCACATACAAACTCACCCAACAAACCTAAAACTACCATGTATGGATTTCAAAGATCAGATCAAACTTTTGGGTGATCGCATATCTAAACTAAAAGATAATATCGGAACCGAGGAAGCAACCAAAACTGCATTTATCCTACCTTTCATTCAGGCCCTCGGATATGACATTTTTGATCCGACCGAAGTCGTCCCCGAATACACCTGTGATTTGGGAATCAAGAAAGGCGAGAAAATCGACTACGCAATTTACAAAGACGGACAACCGATCATCTTGGTAGAATGCAAGAATTGGCGCGAATGTCTCGACTGTCATAACGGCCAATTATTCCGATATTACCATGTATCTAACGCCAAATTCGGCCTACTGACTAACGGTATCATTTATAGGTTCTATACCGATCTGGTAGAACCTAATAAAATGGACGAGAAACCGTTCTTTGAACTGAACATGGAAGATTTGCGGGACACGCATATCGAGAAATTGAAGGAATTTCATAAAAGCTATTTCGACCTTGAAAAAATACTGAACACGGCCAGCGAGTTGAAATACACGAACGAGATTCGTAACGCGATCGCCAAAGAAATAAGCAATCCGAGCGACGAGTTCGTGAAGTATTTTGCTAAGCCTGTCTATCCGGGCCGGTTCTATGACGATATTTTCGACCAATTCCGCGAAATTGTCAAGCAGGCGTTCAAACAGTACATGACCGATTACGTCAACGAGCGTTTAAAGTCTGCCATTTCCCCGGACGTTTCGATTCCGGCAGAGGTACAGACTACGTCTGCGGATGAAAATCCGACTTGCGAATGTGAAGACAGCAAGATTGTAACAACCGAAGAAGAAATGCAAGGCTTCTACATTGTACGGGCGATTCTTTACAACAAAATCGACGACATTAACCGCGTCGCCCACCGCGATACGCAATCCTATTTCGGTATTCTGCTCGATGACAACAATCGTAAGCCTATCTGTCGGCTGCATTTCAACAGCAGCAATAAGTATTTGGAAACGTTCGACGCAGAAAAGAGAGGAACGAAACACGCCCTTGAATCGCTCGATGATATCTACAAATACGCGGATCAGATTGTTCAAACCCTTCAATATTACCCAGCATAACAATCCATTAGTTGACAATATGAAAAAAACGGTAATATTTTGCCTTTGTAGTCTTTTCTATTGCTCTTGCATATCTCAAAAATCAAAGCCAAAATTTGAAGAAAGCATGCAATATGAAATGATTACATCGGAAATAGCTTTTTGGAATGCAAAAATTGATTCATTGCTCAAAATACCATGTGAAACTAACGAAGCAAAACTAAATAATTTAACTTTGCAAGAGCATTGCAGTAAGCAAATCGAAAAGTTACAAAAAGAGCTCAAAGACGCAGAAATCGTTTTTAATGATGCTAAAAAATAAAGAGTGCCGCCTCATCCGGGGCGGCTTTATTTTTCCCCCATCGCTCTCCAGTCGAACAGGCCCAGCACCTTTTCATTGGCCGACCAAATAACCGACCAATCACGGTCGATATAGATGTCTGTCACACGCATATCTCGATCCACATGATTCAATGCCTCGTGCACCGTCGCTTTCTCAATACCGACAGCAGCCGAACGGGCGAACGTCGCCCACGAGTGGCGCGCGGCGTAAAAGGTTAGGTTTTCAATTCCGAGCCTTTCCGCAATCGAAGCCAGCCCCCGGCTAAGCGCCCGGTTGAAATTATGGTGATCGGCATAATGTCTGTGGAAACAAAATTGCCGCATTCCGGATTGATCGCAGTATTTTTCCACCAATCCGCGAATAACGTCAGGAATCCGGACGTGCATTTCGGCCCGGTCAACTCGGCGACTGGCTGTTTTGCGACGGTAATATATCAATTCGTCGCCCTTTGTCGGAGGGCAGTCGAACAAATCGACGGCGTTCATCCCGATTAAACAGAAGGACAGGAGAAAACAATCGCGAGCCAATTCGACCCGATTAAAATTTCCGGTTATATTATCCTTCTCTGCAACGGGTAGGTCAATAATCGCCTGCATTGCTTCAATCGACAATGCGCGCTTACGGGGTAGGGGTTCAGGCTTGACCTTATACTTCTTAAAAGGAGACCAAGGTATGCGTATCACTCCCGCATCCTCATCGTTAAATTCGTCTTTCGCACGATTATAGGCCGCGCGCAATCGTTCCATGTACAGAGAAACGGCCCGGCCTCCCTTTCCCTGATTACGTTTCTTGCCGCGTTGCGACGGCTCGTCTTCCAAAAAAGCCTCGAACTGTTTCAAAAATCGAGAATTTATTTCGGATATATCGAGCGATTCCCGGCCAATAAACCGCTTCAATGCCCGGATAGCAGTAATGTATAGCCCCCCTGTACCCGGACTCATTGTCGAGGCTATTTTGGTTGTGTAGTCTATAAAATCGAGTCGCCAACCTCCGCCGTCCTGCAGTTTCAATTTAATGTGAGAAACAAGATCGTCGGTAGACATTGAATCAAGCGCTATCCCTAAATTATTACATATCTTTCGACAATTCCGAATCAACTCGTCCGCCTGATCGATTACGTCCTGATCCTTTATTTTCAAACCGCGTGTAACTCCAGAGGAATGTACAAAAATGTTCGTGGCAAGTCGTCGAACTACCCGATTGTGAGTGATCCGGATTTTTACTTGATAAGTACCGTCTTTACGCTTATCCTGCACAACTGCTTTGAATGTAGCCAT